CAAGCGTTCATGCGAAGAGCTATATGGTATGAGTTTTGAAGAAGCATACGCCGAAACAAATCGTCTCGAAAAACTAATCGAAGAAAAAGACTTGTGGGCTATGAACGCTATCGTTAAATATCATCAACATTTGTGGGCATGAACGTAAAACAATTAATTGAAAAACTAAGCACTTACGATCCAGAAACGATGGTTATTGTTTCTGGTTATGAGGGTGGAGTCAATGAAGCGAAATATGCAGCTGACGTTAAGATTAAACTTGATGTGTATACCGAATGGTATTATGGTAAGCATGAAGTGACTGACCGTGATGACGATCCGTTTGATTGTGAAGCAATTTATATTCATTAAATTATGACAAACCGAGAAACTATTAAATTCCGAGTCTGGAATAAAAAAAATAAACGATGGTTAACTGCTGATGACAGCGGCACGCATTGTTGTAGCAACTGGGCGCTTGACATTTTTACTGGAAAAATCATAGACTATGTAAACTGCAACGGTGAGTACACTCCAACCGAAGAACCAAATCATTACTTTGATGGACTTACACACATCAATGAATCTCCTCTCGTCATTCAACAATACACTGGATTAAAAGATAAGAACGCAGTTGACATTTACGAAGGAGATATTGTAAAAGCGACATCTGACCAATACGTAAATGAAAACTTTGTTGGTAAAGTGATTTTTGATGAAGGGTGTTTTTTAACTTGGATTAATAAAAATGATATTCGAGGAATTTGGGGCGAGGATGATATTGAGGTAATCGGTAACATCTTTGAAACCCCCAAACTATTAAAAGCATGAGCATATTTGAAAAAGATAAAGAAAGAATGGGACTCCCGAAAGATGGGCAAAAAGTTACGTTTACTCAACCTTGCACACACGCATGGCATACCAATGTAATAACCGATCAAAAGTATCTTGCCATTGGACAGGAATATACCGTGCGTAAAACTCAACTTAATTCCTCTTCGACATATGTTTGGCTAGAAGAGATTGAGGCTTATGACGCTGAACGTGACATGCCATTTTTCAATATGTGGAGTTTTGATTGGGAAGGCAAAAAGGAACTCTAATATAATAAGTTATGGACCTAAACACATCAACTATTATTGAGTTTAGAGATGAAAATGGCAAACTCAGTGAAGGGCATTTTGATGAAACATTGTATTATATTCAAAGGACTATATTAAGTTGGGTTGGGGGTGGATGTACAGAATTTACTGTAATTAAAAATGATCGCAATTATGATTTTCATTGGTTAAGCAATTACCAATAATTAAATAATGAACTATAATATAATAAGACATGAAAAAGCACACAAAACTTCCAACTGGAAAACTAACCCAGATTCATAACTATACACAGGAAGAACAACTTGTATTGCTTACTCATATTTGTCATCAGATCTTTATTGCCAGAAATATTAGTATGAACCAAGAAGTAATCCTTGCTAATCTAAAGAAAATTGATACACTCTTTCAAACAGGACCAGAAGACGGTAATTAAAATATGAGATCAAGCACAGAAACAATTATTGGAGCGATGAAGATTCTTTCACATGATATTTATTGCGAAGATGGTGTTGCTACAGCAGCAATCGCAGAAGCGGCAGATCGTCTTGAAGAGATCGCCGCTGAGAATAAAAAACTAAAAACTGAATTACAAGAAGCAAAAGATTATGCCGATAAGCTTGTAGAGCATAAGGATATGGTTTGTCTGCCAGCCGACCTAGCCAACCTTCGTGAAGCAAATGCTCGTTTCGCAATGGAAAATCATGAGCTTCAAGAAAAAGTCGATAAACTTGAACGTGAACGTGATGCATGGAAAGCCGCTCACGACAATCAAGTAAAACTAAAGCAAATCATTAGTGACCGCCCTGACTTGAAAGAGCGAGCTAAACGTGTAGCTGTGTTGATTGAAGAGCGTGATAGCTGGAGAGAAGCAGCATATGCGCTAGGCGAAGCTCTTCCTCCATCATGGGAAGAGTTGCAACCACCAGTAGAACAGTTACGAAAATTCAAAGAGATGGTTGCGCTTCAAAACGAAAAGACCAAAAAGCTTCTTGACATTGCAGACAAACATAGTAAAATGTATCCATGAAACTTGGCGAAAATAAAAAAGCGGGACGAATTAAACGAACACGTAAGATACAATAACGTATGACAAACGAAGAATACCTAAAAGAAATTAACCGACTCGAATCTCGCTGTAGCAACCTTCAAGCAGTAGTTAATGGCGATGCCTATAATATCAAACGCCTATCAGAAGTAAACGAGCGGCTAGTTGACGCATGTTCTATTTCGGAAATGGAATTGGAAACTCTACAAGGTGAGATTGAAATGACTTATAGGTATTATGCTGGCTTTGGAGCAAAGAAAGATCTTACAACAACTGAAATGTTGAATCATATCTTGCGAACTGTACCAAACTATAAGCCAACAAAAGAAGAGCACGATTTGGAAGATATGAAGCGTCACTGTGATCATTACATCAAAGCACTGGAAGAGATTACTAAAAAGAATCGTAAAGCAGAAACTTGCCGAATGATCGCTCTGAAAGCTCTAGGTGAATTGGATGATAGTGAGTATCAACCAGAGTTATTGATCGAAGAAAATCTTAAATTGAGAATGCAAGTAGAAGATCTGGAAAGTAAGATTATTAAATATTCTATTGATAAGGTTTTTATTCCATTAAAAGATTGCGATGGGAATCCTATAACACACTGCCAAGATTGTGGTGAGTATTGGGGTTATCATCATGAGGAATATTGCAAAGGAAAACTTCTTTACACCGCAGATAAACACAGTAAAATGTATCCATGAAGCTTACTGAATTCATCGCACAACTTCAAGCTGTTGCTAGTCAAATGGGATCACACCCCAAACTAGATGACGCATTGAGTTTCTATATTGAGAGAGATGGTGAAATTATTGATCTTGAGATTGTAGAGATTGACTCCAAAAGAACAATGGGCTGTAATTGCTGGTATGGTGCAAGCATTGAACTGAAAGAAAAATAACATGAAATGGGAAGACTTTAAATATGAATTAAAGCAAGAATGGTTTTTTCACAAAAGAAATCCAGAAATGCTTATTTTGTTGTTGATTATAATTGGACTGTCAATATACTACATTCTTAAAGAAACGCTATGGAAAAATTAATTCACACAAGAGATGCTACTGATCTTGATCTAGACGAGATGAGTATTGATAAAGCGATTGAATATCTTCAATCGTTACAAGAAAAATATTCAAAGGATTGGACCGATCTACAAATCTATGAAGACTATTGTTATGAAGGTGGGTATAATCTTAAGCTTCGTGGTAAACGCTACGAAACTGACCAAGAATACGAAAATCGATTAAAGTATGATAAAGAACGTGCCGAGAAACAAATTGCCAGAGATCATTCTGAATACCAGAGATTAAAAGCTTTGTTTGAAAAGCAATAATAATATGAAAACTAAAACCGTAAAAGAACTAAAAGAAAAAATCGAAGCAGAAGTCAAAGAAGATTATGACTTTGAGCAACATCTGTTTAAAAAGTATCCTAACCTTTTCTATACAGGGGAAGATGGAGAACTGCTGCCGCAGTTTCAAAGATGCTGGAATGATTGCCCTAAAGGATGGGAGACTATTGTAGATCATCTATTCGGCAGTATTGATAACTATATTAAAAATACTCAACGGAGTAAGATTAATCCCAAGAAAAAGATCAAAGCTTGGATCAATGAAAAAATGTGGAAGCCTATTAACTGGAAAGTCAACGCAATTTTTAATCCATACAAAGGCACATTTGTGATTCGTAAGTTTGCTTCTCCGACACCAGAGCAAAGAGCAAAGATTGATGCAAAATTCTCAATGAAGGTTCGAAGACTTACATCGAAAATCGCTTGTTGGTTCATGCGCGACTTATACATTCATACCAAACCCGAGCAAGCAAAGATTGCCCAGTACAAAGAAAAGTTTGCAACTTTACGAATATACGTCGATGGTGGAGACGATTATGTCGAAGGTATGATTCGTTTTGCTGAGTATCTTACCTCAAAGACATGTCAGCATACTGGTGAAGCAGGAGATCTTTACAAAAAGGGTGGGTGGTATGCGACACTATCACCTAAAAAGGCAAAACAATTGGGATTTTCTGCAACTAAGGAACAGTAATATAATAATATGTAATGAGCTATTATGTAGAAAATGATAATGTGTTTTTTCCAAAACATGGCTTTGTTTTTCATTACAGCTTTGCAGAAGCATATAGGAATTATTCCACAATAGAAGCCCGAAGAAAGCTAAAAAAGCATTATACAAAATCACAACAAAACGACATCATTCACTATTTAAAAGAGCAAAAATACATTATAAGATGAGCAACCCAATTTACATTATCGGAGACATCCACGGCGCATTTAATCGCCTAATGAAAAAAGTTACTGACCTCGATTTACGTGACTGCACATTGATTTGTGTTGGTGACTTAGGTATGGGGTTTCACTATTCCCCAGAGGGTGAACGTGAAGGATGCGTTCGTGTGAATGAATTTTTTGAAGAGAGACATATTGTTTTTATGTCGATTCGGGGTAATCACGATGATCCACTGTATTTCAATGGTTCTGAACGAATCGACCTGAGCCACTTTAAACTACTTCCCGATTATCATACTGAAACGATCAACGGAGAAAAGTTTTTGTTTGTTGGTGGCGCAGTAAGTATTGATCGAAAATGGCGTAAGGAAGGATTAAGCTATTGGAGTGATGAAGGTTTTGTTTTAAAACCAGAACTTGTCGAAAAGTGCGATGTTCTCATTACCCATTCTGCACCAAGTTGGATTGGACCCTTTGACAAAGAAGGTATTAGTGGTTGGTGCGAAAAAGATCCAACGCTTTGGGACTTATGCTATAAAGAGCGTATTGAACATAGCGAATTAATTAAACTTTGTCAGCCGTCAAAAGCATATCATGGACATTTTCATGAGAGTCATTGGGTTGACTTTGCTGAATGCTATTCTACAATTTTGGCGATTGAGGAAATAAAAGAGCACAGAAAAGCTTAAAGTAACACTAATAAAAAAGAGAATGAAATTTAAACAAGGAGATAATATTGTTCATGACCTGTATGGTTCAGGTATAGTTGTTTCTGATAGTACTATGATTTACGACAGGTTAACAAGCACCAATAAACTAGCATATATTATTGAAACGCCTAATAAGTTTGCAGCGTTTGAAGAAGATTTAAAACTCAAAAACGTAAAGGAACACTGATATAATTAGGTATGAACGCAGAAACAAGAATCTACGATAAGATGAATCAAATTCGCTATAAAAAGGTCGGTCGAAAATATGTACAGGATAATGATCCTTGGGCCTACGAAGGATTGCGCGAAGGTTGGTGGCTTGTCAAGGTTGCTCCAGGAAGCACTTCGATTAGACAGCAAGTCTATCCATACAAAGCAGAAATTACTGCCGCTGCAAGAGACAAAGAAGACGAATTGATTAAAATTATTCGTGAAGCAAGCGAAGCTCGACCATCAAAACGACCTATCACTCCCGAAGCTCTCGCTGACTGGCAGGCATTTATCGCTAAACATGGAGAGGAATTTAACACCCTTGAGTATCCATCTATTCAGGAGAACGCAGAGAAAATCATCGAGGCGCTATTAAAATGATTGAATATATTCCTATCATCTGTATAGCCGTCGTAATGATCGTCGGCATATTGTGTGTTACATTTTTAGTCTACAAAGGTAAACTATGAAAGTAAATATGAAAGTAAATATGAAATACCGAATACAAGAAACAGTCAATGGTAATGGCGTCAGCACATTTAAGGTCCAAGAAAAAATTCTCTGGGTGTGGACGGAAAGCATGCAATGGCGCAGCAAAGACGAAGCGGAAAACTATATAAGATTCCTACAAACAAAGGAAGTAAAATATCATACTGTAGAACAATAACAATATGAAAAAATTATTCTTATTGTGTCTAACTGTTGCATGTGTATCATGCAGTACAATGCCAACTAACCCTCAAAAATGGATGGAATGGGAAGGAGCCAATAATTGCGTTCCTACAGCCATTGCTTTTCGTGAAGGACTTAAAGATTCCAAATGTAAATGGAGTAAGGTTGTGGTTTATGGTTATATAGATCATGTTACTAACGAACCAAAGGGGCATGCGATTGTTGCTTTTATGTATCCTATCGGGCAGAATCAACTTTGGACGTATGATAGCGTGGGTAGTTATCGTGTACGCGCATATATTAATGACCCCAAAGCCATTGCTCAATTGGGTGAAGCCCAGCGCGGACGTTATAACATTATATCTTATGCAGAATTTCTTGAATAATATGAAAGGTAAATTTTTTAAATGTGAGTGCGGTAGTGAAGGTCTATGGGTCGAGCATGATCATGGATTCGGCACAGAAATTTCATTGTTTAAAACCGATCCACAAAATCGCTCATTCAAAAATCGGCTGATTCTTGCGTGGGAATGTTTAAAAGGAAAACCATATACCGATATGGTATTACTAGATGATCAATCACTGGCTGATCTAGTAGACCAGCTAGTTGGCATTCAAAACAGTGACTATATAAAAGAAAACTATAAAGAAACAGTTTCTGCGGCGGCAGATAAACTGTGTGGCCTTAGTTGTGGAACTGCCGTCGATAGTATCATTGAATATGTCAAGCGACCAGATTGTTCAAAAGAGCAATTAAATCGTTTGATTTCAGACCTTAATAAATTATAATATGGAATTAATTAAAGATAAAAAAACTACAATCACCGTAAATGGTCATAAGCATAATAGTTCATTGCAATTAACAATGAACTGGGACGCTGATATTGACGACTGGATCAATGCATTTAAGACTATTTTAATTCATCAAACATTTTGCGAAGATAGTGTTAAAGAATTATTTGAAGACCCATGGCTTGAATACGAGAATGCCATGAAACATAAAGAGTAAAATTTAAAAATAAATCAAAATTAGTAGATTTCTAAGATAGAAAGAATATTTATCATAACAAATAATAAATTATGAAAATAATAACATCCTTAACTACAACTCCTTTTCGCATTAACCTCTTTTTACCAACTATACAGAGTATTCTAAACCAGACAATACCTATTGATAGTATTGAAATAAATATACCTTATATCTTTAAAAGAGACGACACTACGTATGAAATACCGGAATGGTTATCAGATTTAGAGCAAAGTAGTAAAGATACAAAATGTCAAATTAAAATTTTTAGAACAGAAGATTATGGAGCCGTCACAAAAGTGGCTCCTACTTTAATTCGACATAAAGATAGCAAACATACATATGTATGGTCTTTAGATGATGACTTTATATACCCAGAAAATATGCTAGCTGTTTTATATAGGGAATATAGTACTACCAATAATTACGTTTTGTCTCATAGTGGTGGTAAATGGCTTTATAGTGATATCTTTAAAGAATGTTATTCCTCTGATCGAACAGAAGGTTTTGTTGATTTTTCAGAAGGGTTTGCTTCTGTTCTATACCCAACTTGTATAGTTAAAGATGATTTTGAAAATTATATTGGCAAAACAGCTGAGAATCTAGATTGTAGAAACAGTGATGATGTAATAATATCAAACTATATTAAATTACACAATAATAAAATATATAACTGCTCCTATCCATATAGTGATAGCATGCGTTTGATTAACAATGGATATCTACCTTACGGTTCTACACCAGATGCTCTTCATCAACAAGGAGGTGGTAATAGTGATCGTTATAAACGCGTTTTAAACTGGTTAAAAACGCAGAACTTAAATGCATGGGCAAAGTGACCTTTCATTCACTGCCTAATTAGTTGAAAATAATAAATACGTTTTAAAATTATGAAAAAAATAATAATCACAGGTGCTCCTCGTACAGGATCAACAGCGTTAAACGCATTATTAATGCAATCATCCAAGATACTTGTAATGAATGAATTGGCAATTTTTGACTACGAGCCAAATCATTATTATAACGTACATAGAGAAAAAATTAATAACGAACTTAATCAGAGATTTTTGAAGCATAAAAATTTATCTGAAAAAGATATAGATGATTTCTTTATTGGCAATTTTGAAAATAAAGGTAATCTTGAATTTTTTGGAGATAAGTTTCTGACATATTGTTATAACGAAGAATACTGTGATCATTTAGTTAAAAATCATTCTGATGCATATTTTATTTTTACATATAGAAATCCATGCGCTACCATACACTCTAGAATAAAGAGATCTAAAATAGAAAAGGACGAAAAAGCAGATTGGTATTTTACAAATTTAGAAGAAACTTCTAAAAGATTTATAACTCGTACCTCTAACTGGGTCACTCTTTTACATCCATATATTAAAAACAAATTTATTATTGATTACGATCACTACATTAATAATGCTAACTTATTGATTAAAGACTTGAGTAGTTTTTTAAACACTGATATAAATATACAAGCTCCCGAAACACTCATTGGTCATAATGAAATATTCGATAATGGCAAAAGAGGTCTTTATGAAAATTCTGATCCGCATGAATATAAAAACAATTTTTCAAGCGATGAGATTGCGTTTATTACCGAAAGAACAAAGCATATAGACCAGCGCGTAAAATCTTTAATTAAAAATCAGTCATTGGTATAATAAACAAGAAATTTTGAGAATAGAAAATTATTTAAAATAAAAAGTATGAAAAAATATTCATTGAGACTCAGCGGACATGGAATGGAAAGTATTTTTATTCGTTTAAACGAAGACAGCTTCTCGTTTTGGTTCCAAAAACAAAAAGAAGAAGATTTTGAAATTGCAGAATATTTGTGCAGTCCAGAAGATTTTGAAGATATTCCAGAAGAATTTAATTTTCTAATTAAAGACGGCGAAACTTGCGATTGGGATAATCATGAAGATATTTTTTGTCATCTTTATTCGCCAGATTTAGATTCTTGTCATATTGTAATTGAAGAAATGAAAGATGATGGATCTTTCGAAGAAATTTTGTGTGAAAAATTTCAAGATTTTATCGAAAAACATGAAGATGTAATTGAATATCTATACTCCGAAGTGAAATATGAAGATGTTCCTGAACAAGTCATGGAATGCAATTCATACGAGAAAGGAACTATTTTTGGTGATATCTTTGAAGCTGAAAGTTTTGATCCAAAATTATTGAAAATTTTTGTGGTTGAAGGACCGAATGGTGTTGACTATTTTTCCGCTGCACACTATAATGGCCAAGAGCTAGACAATACCGAATATTGCACCAGAGGCAAGGGAATGGTTGTCGAGGTTTGGGAGAAATAAACAACTAATAAAAAACTAGAATACAATTTCACCATGATGTTAAATCACGCACAATATGCAATTAATTAATAAAAATATCTTCGACGGTGAATGGCATGGCATGGTTCATTGCTGTAATCTTTATCATACTTTCGGCGCAGGAATAGCCAAACAAATTAAAATCAAATATCCTGAAGCTTATAAAGCTGATTGTGAATCGACACATGGAGACAAACTCAAGTTAGGGTTTTTCACATATTCAGATGAAGAAGAGAATAAAACAATTTATAATCTCTATGGTCAGATTGGAATTGGCAATAATGGAAACCCATTAAAACGAAATTGTCAATACGATTTTATCCATGATGGAATCTGGAGGATTTGTGAATTTATTCTTGATTCCAAAGACGATAAGCCTTATTGTTTAGCTATACCACACGGTATGGGATGTGGACTTGCAGGAGGAGATTTTAAAATTGTATATGCTATTTTAGAAAGTATAGAATCTCATTTCGCAGACATTCACTTTGTTATTTATAAACTTTAATAATATGCCAACACAATACTTGACACTAGACGAATTTATTTTTGAACAACTTAAAATTCTGGAAGATTTCGAGGACCATTGGAGATCTAAAAATCTGGAAAACAAAGAAACTTATCCGCTGGAATTACTTTCGGGTGACTGGCTTGAACAACTTTTAACTTATAGTAATCATGAATCCTGAACAACAGAGAATCGCCATCGCAGAATTCCCACCATCCAATAATTAATGGGGAATTAAAGGTTGGACCGCTTTGACTGAAAAATACGCAGAAGACATTTTTAATAAACTAAATAACCAAAATGATTAATCTAAAACAAATGAAACAAGAAAAGTATACGTTTAAGGGTAAAACTTTTCTATGTGATTCGTGGACCATTGGGCAGCTTAATTTCGCCCTCAGTTTGAATGGCCGCGAAGAACGATACAAAAAGGTTTAATATTTTATACACCTCAGAGCAAAAACAAATAAAAATATGAAAAAATTCGAAATCAACTTAGCAAACGTAAAAAGGAACGTCCTATTCGACTGCATCCTGATGGATAGTAAAGTCGCTCGCAAGTGTAAGTATAAAAAATTCTATACCAACAATCAGGAAGAACCTGAGAATTGGTATGAGGAATTTATTAAAGATATTCGTTCAGCAGTTAAACACTCATATAAAGGAGAAGATTTTTATATTTTTCATGGATATGTAGATGAGAAGTTTGATAATCCTGATTATGACTCAATTTGCTATATCTTTTTTAGGGATCGCGTGTATTCTTTTGATAACTACTATACAGATTGCCCAATTTTTGGATCAATTCTAGAAGGTTGTGAGTAATTATGTTTGATTTTTTACTTACTTTTAAAATATAAGATAATTCAACTACTATGAAAGCTATTATATATGTATTTGGTATCATTTTCTCCGTAATCGCCGCTCCATTTGCGGGACTAGCGATAGGTGGATACACGTTTTTCGTCTGTCTTTTTTCTTTCGTTCAGGGTTGTCATCGGGGAATGATGAAAAAATTATATGACAAAAACCCAGAAAACTTAGAAGAAGAGGAAACTGACTCTCAAGATATCTGGGAAAAGCACATTAAAAATATGGAAGATAAATCAAAGCTGAATTAAAAGCACAAAAAAAGAGAAGGAATAAATCGCTTCTTGAATTTTTCACTTACTTAACTTGCCGCTTGACTTTGATGATTGTGTGAGTACAATATTGGATATACTTTAAATAACTAATATACAATGAATGAAAAACAACTATATTGTAAATTATTAGACATAATGATTAGCAAATGTATTTTAGAAAAATGGCTTGACACGCCAAATAAAGAACTTCATAATAAAAGACCAAGATATTTGATGTTAAGTGAAGATGGAAGGAAAATGATTTTGGAATTTATTATTAAACACGAATCTAAAAATTAAGATGAACTATAAAATTTTAATTATTATAATTACGACTTTAGTTAGTCAGGTTATTTCTTTCGTTGTTGGCTACAATACAGGAGTTGCACAAACTCATCGTGATGCTTATGAGAATGGTTTAATGACTATACAGCATGTGGGAGATGCACGAATATATAGATGGCTTGAAACTCATAAAATAGGATACGATTATAATGATTGAAATATCAATACTTTTATATATCTAATCATAGATAGTAATAATCAATAAAAAACTAAAATAACATACACACATGTCAAAACAAATCACATATTATCAAATCAATTACAACTGGTTTTTAGTTGTAATTGTAGGTATGCTTGGATACAAACTCAACAACGATAGCGTTGGTTGGGGCATAGTCGATGGTATTTTTTATCCTATTGCGATTATAAAATGGATCGCTTGTGAAGAACTAACATTAACTCTGATTAAAAATACATTCCCATTCTTTTTGAGATAATTTATGCAATACGAACAACTAAAAGAAAAGATTGTGCAATGGGGCAAAGATAGGAATATTTTTGAATTTTCCACATCAATCAAACAGCTTCATAAGACTCAAGAAGAATTGGATGAAACCATGAATGCTCTTGTGGCTTTTGCAGATGCAAAAACAGAAAAAGAAAAGCAGGAAGCAATGGCAGAGGTGATTGATGGTATTGGCGATATGGGAGTCACTCTTGTGATGCTTTGCCACAAAGTCGATGTTGATTTTGTGGAATGCCTTGCCAGCGCATACGATGTCATTAAGGATCGCAAGGGAGTTATGCGTGATGGTTTATTCTGTAAAAAATGATGATTGTCAAAAGAATTGATAAATCTATAGCTGATTTAATCATATCAAACAAACACTACTCTAAGAGGCTTGGTATTTTTTGGGAAGGCTTTGGCCTTTTTAACGATAACAAACTTATTGGAGTGTGTTGCTTCGGCCAACCATCAGCACCTATTCAAAAATATGCATTTAAAGATAGGAATTTTAGGCTTTATGAATTGACCAGATTAGTTGTAGATAACGATGTAAAAAACGCCGCATCATTTTTGATTAGCCAATCTACTAAAATGCTTAAAGAGCGGTTCTGTGCTATTATAAGCTATGCAGATTCAGCGCATGGACACAGTGGTGTAGTTTATCAAGCGACAAACTGGTTGTATACTGGCTCTACAGTGTCTCATGACTGCCTTTATTTGGTTGATGGAGTGGCGACCCACCCAATGACCCTTAGAGATAAGCTAGGCATTACTAAGCCAGCAATTTGGGCGAAAGAAAATAATATACAAAAAATAAAGCCAATGCCAAAGCACAGATATTTCTTTTTTGTTGGTTCAAAAAAACAAAAGAAACAAATGAAAACTTCATTAAATTATGAAATCATTTCAGACTATCCTAAATCTGAAAAAAAATACTACAATAATGGAGAATTTCCTTGCTCTTTCTACGAAAATCAATACAATTTAAATAACAAATATTATGAAAGCTGAATTACTAAATTATTTTGGAAATGATCTTATGGTTGTAAACGCTGCCCGTGTTTCATTTGGAAAAAATAAAGATACATTGGATACAAAGGACGAAAAATTGATACAATACCTAGTGGATCATAAACACACAGCACCTTTCAGACACCCTCAATTTCAATTTAGAATTGAATGTCCAATCTTTGTAGAACGTCAACTATTCAAACATCAAGTTGGTCTATCTGCAAATAGCATTAGTGGCAGATATGTGGATTTTTCTGATAATTATTTTCATGTTAAAGAACTTAGAAGACAATCATCTTCATCTAAACAAGGAAGCGAAGGATTATTAGATAGGTTAGATTTAATTGATCAGATGGATCATCATATTGCATTAGGTAAAAAATTATATAAAGAACTATGCGATGCTGGAGTAGCTAAAGAGCAAGCTAGAGTAATTCTTCCCCTTTGCTTAGAGACACAATTTATTTGGACTGGATCTTTATTGGCATATATCAATATGTGGAAATTAAGATTAAAGTCTGACACACAACAAGAGACTAGAGATATAGCTAAACAAATGCTTAATCTCGTTAAGGGCATTGAAGGTAATCCATTTGAACATACATTAAAAGCATTTAATTATTAAAATTATGCAAGTGTCATATTTAAAAGAAAAACCACCAATCAAAATAACAGTTGAGGGTGGTCCTATTCCACACAAGATAATTCATTGACATCAGTTAGCCCATCCGCTTCGTTGGAAGATTGAATTGATGTATTACCAATAAATAATTCATATGAACCATATTGAAAATGATTTTATAATAATTAGAAGAACAGACGATAATACTTATGATGTTTTTTACAAAAGTAAAAGCGGAAAACTTGACTTCGTTTCAAATCACGATACATATGAAAAAGCTGTCGAAGACTTAAATCAGTCAGCTACCAAAGAATATATAAATAGTTGGGGTGCTAATTTAAAAAACAATTTCAAAGAATCATTTGAAGAATTTTATAACAAAAAACAAATATGAATATAAAACAACAAGTAGTTAAAGCTAAACAAGAAGGAATGTCATATAATGAGATTCAAAGGCATTATGGAATTCCTCGTTCAACAGCTTTTGACTGGGTTAAAGCTGATAATTCAGAATCAATCATCGAAGAAAATTTTGATATTTTAGCATCGCTTTGTGATAGTGGTGTAGAAGGACATGTAAATGAAAATCTTCAAAGAGAAAAACCATCAAGATTTAAAAAGACAGAAGATGAAGTATTTTCGTTTTTAGAACAATTAGCACCAATCAACGTAACTGTTCCTCAACCAACAACGTATCTCAAAGAATCTAATGATTATGCTATCGTTATTGGTGATATGCATTTTCCTAAACATTGTCCAAAAACTCTTGATATTTTCTTTGAAGTTGTAGCAGAACTCAAACCAAAGACAATTGTTCTTAATGGAGATACTCTAGATTTATTTGCAGTTTCAAGATATCCAAAAGATATTCGTCATCAATATTCTTTGCTTGATGAACGTATCGCTTATCAATCTTTCTTAACAGAATTAATCAATCTTACTCCAGATGATTCTACAATTTATGAAGTTAACGCCAACCATAGTGGTAATGATGTTAATGGTCGCTGGTGGCGCTATCTCTCCGATAGAATTGGTGAGCTTGGATGCTTGCCAGAAATTAGAGAAAAATTATCATATGAAGAGGTATTCTTAGGTCATTTCAAAGATGATGTAAAACTTGTCGATTATGTCAACCTTACTGATGACTTTGTTATTATGCACGGTGATGTTGTTCGTAAGAATGGTGGCTACTCTGCAAGAGGAATGCTTGATAAATTTAACATCTCTCTGATGCATAACCATACACATAGATTTGGGGCTACAGCGCAAAGAATTCCAGGTATTGGTAAACGTCAAGACACTCAAGTATATGCTTGGGAGAATGCATGTGCTTGTGACCTTAAACCTGTATATGCTTCTGCTCCTAACTGGCAAACTGGTTTTAGTATTGTAGGATTAGATGAACACAATGGATCTCAATTATATTCAGTAGAACAAGTCAGAGTTGATAACGGAATGGCTCATGTTTCTACTCTTGGAAAAACTATAGTTGCAAGTTAAATATTACAGTGGAAAGTTTTGATATTTTTTTTGAAAAAAGAGAAAAAAACCCTCTTAGAAAGCAGCAATTGAAAGATGCAAACACTCTTTCAAAGCAATCCGTCTTTAAAAGAGAGCTTACTAAAAAAATTAATCAACCTAAAGTTCAAGATACTTATAAATTATTAAAATTAAGAGATCCAAAATTAGCTGATAATTTTTTAAAACAAACTGAAGAAAAAATAAAAAACCGTATATTAAAACCCACGGTATCGAAAAAAAATTATATTAAATTTTTAATAAAAGGTAATGATAAATTAAATCACCAAGGTATTGAAATCAATATCAAAAAAGATGAAAAATTTTTAAATACTCCAAGTATAATAAAAGTTATAAATCAACTAAAAGTTACAGTTCCTGAATTTTTAAAAATGGCTTATGGTATTTTACCATTAAAAAGACCAAAGATTGTTGTTACAAATATAAAAAACGAAAATATATCATATGATCCAAACGATGATGTACCTGCTTATTATTCAAGAGGTGTGATTTATTTAGATTTTCATTATACTGACAGACCAGAGGTATTATTGCATGAATATGCTCACTTTATAGCTGATTTAATTCCAAAACAATCATACCCAATTTTGTTAAAATCATATACAGATATGTTAGATGAATATTATAGAAGAATTAAAAAAAGAAAATCTTATAGATTACAAGATAGTAAAAAAGAAAATTACAAAGTGGAAAGAGAAAAAATTTCTAGACTTATGAAATGGCCTTCTCAATATTCTGCAACTAATCCTGATGAATTTTTTGCAGAAATAATCACAAATTGGAAAAATGTTCCTAACAATGTAGCAACATATAAATTTAAGAGTATGGTCAAAAAAGTAATAACGAGAGTATGAGTAAAATAAAATACGAAGCAAAAATCAAAACTTATCATTTCATCATGAATGATGAAAATACTATTGAAGTCTGGAGTGAATACGATGGAGACCATCCCGAAAGTTACATTTATGTAAAAGAAGGTTCAATCAAAAATGAAAAAGATTTTCACTTAGAAATAAGCGATTGGTTTATCAAAAACCAAGTTTGATAAAAAACTAATAAAAAACTAGAATACAATTTTGCCATGTTGTTAAATCACGAACATGTTGAATTCACTCGTATTGGGGATGTATCCATTCCAGATCACTATTTTAATAGAATTAAAACTGGTGATGAAGAACTGGATGCTATCTTTGGTAACGGTATATTGCCAGGATCTACCATAACATTAATAGCTAATCCAGGAACTGGTAAGAGTGTGTTGTCTTTGATTCTTGCAGAAAAATTAACAACACAAGGATATAAAGTGGGATACACTTCTGGAGAAGAAGACATTCGACAAATTGCATACAATGCTAAAAGATTAAATGTTAAAAATCTACAAATTGCCACAATTACAAATGTAGAAGAAATTGTCAAACATATGACAAACATGGATCTATTGGTTATTGATAGTTTTCAATGTCTAACTACAGAAAGTGATTTAAATTCAAGACAAAAAATTCAACATTTTGTAAACACGTTGGTCAAAAAAGCAAAGGTACACAACTGCGCGTTGCTTTTCATTGTTCAAATGACAACCAGTGGAGAACTAAAAGGCGGAACAACATTACCATATGCAGTTGATGTCAATATAAAAATTGAAAAAGATAAAGAACTTGGTAAAGATTACAGAATCATTGATGTTTATAAAAATAGATTCGGTCCTACTGCTCAATACAAAGCAATCATGGAATCAACGGGATATACTTTTCTAGGTATGTATGAACCAGAAGAACAAGTAAAAAAACCCAAGGTTTCAAAATCTCAAGTTAGAAAAGAAACCATCATGAATATGGTAGAACCTCCTTTGATCACAGTATCTCGTGTATCACAAGAACTTGACATTAGCAATCAAAATGCTACAACTCTATTGAGAGAGTTGGTTGATGAAAACAAATTATGTAAATATGGAAGAGGTTCAGATTCTGTGTGGAAAGTGAACACAGTTAAAGATGATATTTTCCTCAAGGAATTAATCAAAGAGTTAGAATTAAAATAATGGAAAAAGAAAAAACAGTTGAACTTCCTATATCAATAGTTGAAGAAAATTTAACAACATCAGAGTTGGGAACTGTCTTTGTTTTGATGGCATCACCTTATTTGAATTGGTCATCAAAACAATTATGGCAAATGGACAAAACATTTTCAAAAGATTTATTAAGTTTACAAAAACAAGGAATAGTAATTCAAGATGACCAAGGAAACATTACAGTATCTTTCGGAATTCAAAGAGAACCTCAAGAATCTCTTAGAGAACAATCAAAATCTGAAGAATCTCATGGAAATCAATCAGAAGAAATCTAAACTAATAAAAGTTATATTATTTTATATGTTCTTTAAAATTTTTAAAGAAAAATAACAAAATATAATAATTAAGTTGGTAAAATAGATTAATAAAAAACTAATATACAATGAGATACAACATGACCACAGAAGAATTAGACCAGCAATTTGAAATTACTCAACAAAACTTTAATCAGATTATGAACATGCCAGCAGATTGTTATGAATCTGTTGAAAAAAAACAAAAGCTATTGACAAATCTGAAAAAACAAATAAACTCTTTGGTGTGTGTGCTTGAGGTCGAACATTTTTTGGAAAATGGACCACGAGGACAAGACCCAGAATAAAAAAAACAAAAACAAAACAACAATATAAAATTATGAATAACACTGAAACACAAGCAAGAGGAAAAAACAAACAATGGCTTCGCAATCGTAATCAAAGAAAGAACACTAAGATTTTTTCTGCTAAGTTCGTTCAAAATCCAGATGGCTCTTTTATGATGCTTGGAGGAGAGACTATGTTTCTTGAGCGTAAGAATCAACACTCTAATAATTGGGTCAATGTTGATACTCGTGACTTCGCTTGCGAGCTTAGAAACAATCGTTTGATCGCACTCTGATCATTACTGAAAAGTGGGTGTCTATATCATGTAGACACCCACTTTTTTTCATTTATAAAAAACTAGTTTACAATAGTTGCATGACCGCAACCCCAAAACTTGGACTTGTATGCATCAGCGAATTGCTGAAAGATAAAGATAAAAAAACTGCATTCAAGACCATGACTCGTAAGCAGTTTCTTAGTATGCAACGACAAATTGCAATCAAAGAATTATCATCTCGTATCCTACATAGTTCTAGAATTACAGCACAAGTTATCGTTCATTGTGCTTCAGTTGGTATATCACACTACCGGGTGTCTTCCAACTTGTTTCCTCTAATTACCGATGAAACACTCGGTCTAAATTATTCTGATCTTCCAGACTTCGATCAAATTAAAAATATGCTTATGCTTGCGGGTAATCATGCTCGTAAACTTAACATCACTATTTCTTCACACCCAGATCAATTCAATGTATTATCATCATACACCGATGCTGTTGTTGATAAATCTATTCGTGAACTCAATCATCAATCATATGTTCTGGATCTAATGGGATGTTCCCAAGATCATAGCACTCCTATGTGTTTGCATGTAAGCAAGAACCCAAACTTTGATGTAGAGACGATTGAAGAATATTGTCAACGATTCATGACTAATCTGTCTCGTTGTGATGTCGGTGTTCAAAAACGATTAGTTGTTGAAAATGAAGACAATGGTTATTGGAATTCAAAAAATGTATTCAACATATTTGGTAGCTATTTACCTTGTGTTTTTGACAATCTACATGACACTATAAATCCATCTGCTCGTTGTTATATGAGTGATTTCAAAAGCACTTGGAAGTCTCACATTCCTGTGATGCATTGGAGTGAAGGTATCAATAACACAAAATCTCACACCGACTACGCTTCTCATGTACCGCACGTTATTTCAAACAATCTCGATTGTATTTGGGAAGTTGAACTCAAAGCAAAAGACAAGTCTATCGTAAAAATATTATCTGAAAATTTCAAATCATATTAATAAGAAACTAGATTAAACTAGTGCCATCATCAAATACAAACTATGAAAATCGGAATCACATCATCACCAACAGTTGCATCAGAAACTCTTGAAAAGAGTACGATGGGAATGTCTGCCAAAGGTATGGACATTGCCGCTTATTTCCTAAGAGATAAAATCTACAACGACAAAGTTTTAGCATGTGTTCGTGAATACATTTGCAATGCTGTTGACGAGCATAAAAAATATAAAATCGAACGTCCTATTGTTGTCTTTATTAATACAATCAAATCCACAAAGACTTGGAGTGTGCGAGATTATGCCAAAGGTTTAGACGAGCGAGGCATTCGTAATATCTTTGGAATGTATTTTGAAAGTACGAAAAACCACTCTAATGAATATACAGGAGGGTTTGGTATCGGTTCAAAATCAGCTCATTCATATACTGATACATTTTATATCAATTCTCATCACAACGGAACTTGCAGTATGTATGTATGTGTTCTTGGTGGTGGTGATAAAGGAGTTCCAATTGGAGAGATTTTTAAAATCTCTGAAGAACCTTCTTTTGAAAGTGGTATTGAAATTTCATTTGATGTTACCGATGATTATAATAATTTCTTCAACACAACCAAAACATTTGTTGAAAGTTTTGATAACAATTTCAAGATTGAATTTTATAAAGATGATGATCTGATTTGTACTCCAAATATGCCAATCAATTCTATTGATCTTGAAGAATACAAAATGCATCAATATGTAAGACCAAATTTTGATTATTTTACAAATCAAATCAAACTTCGAATGGGCGGTGTTGTTTATAAAACTCTTAATTTTCCTTCATCTGGTTTTCATAATAACAAACAATATGTTGTCGATGTTCCAATTGGTAAATTAACGATCCCGATTTCTAGAGAAAACATCGAAGACACTCCTAATAATAAGAAAGTTATCAATGAAATTTTAGTTCACATTCAAAATTTCAAAACTAAACAAATTGAAAAGCTTAAGCCTTTGCCTTTTGGTGAATATGTACAAAGTTCAAAATCTGAAATGTTTTCAGATGACTGGTTTAATTATTCAATGTTTGAATATATTCCAGATACTTATACCGCTTTGAACTCTACGATTTATTATGAAGTGACTTCTAGGTCTGATATTCAACGTGATAGCAATGATAAGCTTCCAATCTATAAGTTTCCAAACCTTAAAAGTTTAAAGAATTGGAAATTGAGACTTGCTAAATATTTGAAAAGTATTGGAGATTATAAGGGTTATGCATATACTATCAATGATCAGTCTTTTAATGTTGTCTCAGATAAAATCAATACATCTGATATTGAAATCATTGATATCAAAAAAATGAAACTTCCAAAGCTTGATAAAAATACAAGTCTTAAAAAGTATAACATTTTCAAAGGTGGTGCTAAAATTGGCTCATTCACCAGTGAGGAGTTTGAAACATATGTAAATGAAATATTTGGAGATATTGATGATAATTGGCATGAAACAATTGAAGATCTTGCTCATCTACAGTATCGAACTATAGCACATTGTGATGATTATTATTCTAGGCGTTCTGATGATTGCTTATATACAAACAGCAAAACACTTCTTAAAGAACTTCATGAATTGGGTTGGCTTACTCCTTCATTAACCGAACATCAAAATGCTACAAATCGAATTCAAAAAATTAAAGATTTTAAAAAGAAACAAAGTTATGTTGAATATGATCTAAAGTCAATTATTAGCTTTAGTAGTTATGCTTACAATCCAAGACTTATTAAATGTCTTAAAAAGAATCCACTTAAAATTGATAGGATTAAAACTGTGGTTGCAAAAATAAAAGCCGAAGACACAACCAGAGGACGTATCTTAAATACCCTCAGTAAATTTGGATCAAATGTCCACAGAGAAGATCTGCGTAAGGTTCTACTCATAAAAAACTAAAATATAATCTCCTTGACAAAACAAACATCTAAATTAATATAAACATATGACATACATCATCAACCAAACATCAATCATCCTGTTTATCAACAATGAATCCATTCGTGTTGAAAAGACAGATCGTAGGTATCCAAAGATTATCAAATCTTTCACTCTTCCAAAAGAAGAACAAAAAGATGCCGTCAATCATATTCTATATCCAATTGATTTCACTTTGGAATCTATTGATAAAGTAGAAGGATTTGAAATTCTTGAAGATCAAGTATATTACAATGGAGAAGCATTGCCTCTTGTATTGTCCCAAAAAGTTCAAAGCATTGTCAATGATGATCTTCCTCTTGAACATTTCAGCAAGTTTTGGAATAATCTTCAAGATAATCCATCATCAACTTCTGTAAATGAACTCATGGAGTTTCTTGAATACAAAGAACTTCCAATTACAGAAGATGGACACTTCTTGGCATACAAAGGCGTATCAGAAGATTATTACAGTATTCACGGCAATCCTGATACTGTTGTAATCAAAGGTGAAGTTACATCCAGCGGTAAAATTCTCAACAAAATCGGTTCACAAATCGAAGTGAAACGCCGAAACGTTGATGACAATAGAAATCATCATTGTAGTTATGGTCTTCACGTTGGATCTCTTGATTATGCAGCGTCATTTGGTTCTCGTATTGTCGTAGTAAAAATCAACCCAAAAGATGTTGTAAGCGTTCCATCTGATTATAATTGCCAAAAGTGCCGTGTATCAGCATACGAAGTTGTATCAGACTATGAATATGAAATCACATCATCTGTAACAGATGAAGATGGTAATGATAATTTGGTTCCAAACTATGCAAAAGAACGCACAGCTTTTGTTGATAGAATTGATAATTATCTTAACAAAAAGCGCAACGAAGGATGTGAAGAACTTACTGTAAAACAAATTCAAAATAGTTTTTCCCCAGAGTATCCATCAAAACAAGAAGTGTTGGACGCTCTTCAAGAACTCAACAAGTACTGGACTAATGAGGACAGTGTGTTGGTTGTTATTTTGTAAATGATGATGACAGGGGTGGAGATTATGAAAATGATCTCCACCCCACATACAAATAAAAAACTATATTATAATCAAGGTATGCAAAAGATGATTAAAGAATACATCAGAGATGTTAAGTATAACCCGCGTGGTGTTGTTATAGCTGTAAAAGAAAACGATCAAGTTTATTATGGTTATTCTTTATGCAGTCCACATGACAATTATGACAAAGAAACAGCAATGAAAATTGCTCTTAATCGCGCATTGTCTGAAAAAGGATTCACTCTACCTAAAGTTCCTGCAACTCGTGAGCTAATCTTTGATAGGTTTCGTTCTGTCGAAGCTAGAGCTTTGAATTATTTCAAAGACGTTCCAAAAGAGAATGTAAGGATTGAATTTTCTGAAGAAGAAACAAGTGATTAAGACAGTGTGGAACATTGGTTAAACAAGAATTTTAAAATTAAAGAAAACAGATATATTAAATTTTATGAAAATGACAATAGAAAAAATAAATGATATCATCAAAGACATCTTAAATGAATATGATGATCTTCATCCTCTAACTGAATTGGTAGAACATGATAATATTTCATACTTATCAATCCATTATTGGAACTCAGACTCTGATAAAATGAAAGGCTTTATTCTTAAAGAAAGAATTAAAAATCTTGTACAAGTATATGGTGAATGTGATTTGGTAAAAGAAACAAACGGAAATACATCTGCTACACATTTTGATGTTTATAAATTAGTTGTTAATGGCAATTAATTTCAAAAGATTAGAAGAAATTACAAGAGCATTAAAACCTACAAAACAAACTGGTAAGTGTTTTCACACTACGTTTGCTTTCAAAGGAAATAAAATGCTCGCCATTGGATGTAACAATTACAACAAACTTCATCCTCATCATAAATTTGGTGTGTATGAACCAACAAAAGATTTTAATTCAAATTATACAGCAGGTATTCATTCTGAAATTTCATGTTTACTTAAATTAGGTATTGAAGACTGTAACGATATAATTTTTGTTAATATTAGAATCGACAACAATGATAATCCAGCAATTTCAAAACCTTGTGCTAATTGTGAATGTATCCTTGATCAAATAGGACACAGAAAGATTTGGTTCTTTAATGGAGAAAAATATATTAATAAGTGAATATAACTATGGATGCTTTAACATTTTATTTGAAAACCGTATGCATACTACACACTATCGGTTGTGTTTATTCAATTTATCATAAAAAGTGGATTGAAATATTTTGGGGTATGCTTTTTACAATTTGGCCTTTATATATTTTGTGGCAAAATTAAATTTAATTTGACAAGCAAGATAAATATGATATGATTCTTGCATCACTTCAATTGATTCAGTCGATTCGGTTAAAGTGATGGTTGATTCGAAAGCGAATCAATAATCAATGTTCTTTGATATTTTTAAACATTTTTAATAGCGGGTAGGACAAGATGGTTAGTCGAGTGTCTCATAAGCACTATTCTGGGGGATTCGAGCGCCCCACCTGCAACCAATTTCAGTGGGCGCGTTCTGGTTTCGACTGTATGAATAAGCATTTAACTAGCATGTAGAGGTTGATCAGTTGGCCTCTTAAAAAGCTGATCAAAAAAATATAAACGGCAACAATATTGTTAACGCTGTGCGTAGTTTCGTTAATCGCAGTTTCGCCCCACAAGGCGAACTTGCTTTAGCGGCCTAAGCAAATACGCCAAGAGATAAACCTGCTCTGCTCTTGGATACAAAACAGGTGATAAAACAGTTTGCATTCTGTCTAATGCGATGGTGGAGGATGAATCAATTCGTCCCTAAGAGTAGTTCACTTAATGAACTAAAATATAAGCATGTTTGAAGGTTGATGTAAATTAATATAGGACAGGAGTTCGACTCTCCTCGCGTCCACCAATTTTAATACATAGTGTAATGGCAGCACACCCCAAGCAAAGGGTTTCTTATCCAATAGGATAGGCAAATATGCCGTAGTGACAGTTCGATTCTGTATGTATTATTCATTTCGCGGGATTAGTTTAATGGTAAAACATTAGATTTCCAATCTGAATTCGAGAGTTCGATTCTCTCATCCCGCTCCAATTTTATGGGTAGGTATACCGTTAAGGAGACGGTTCAGACTGTAAATCTGACGCTTCACGGCTCGCTGGGATCGTTCCCCAGACTGCCCACCATTTTTTATATAAGTAATTTGCAACCGAGCTCAAGAAGAGTGGTGATGCGCATAGGTGATTAGGTTCACACCTTCGGGTTAATATGACAAGTATGCCTGCGTAAGCTCTTCATATATTTTCAATGTATAGTGTAGTGGTAGCACGCCCCAAGCAAAGGGTTTCTTGTCCGATAGGATAGGCGACAACGCCGAGGCGATGGTTCGATTCCATCTACATTGTTCAATTTTCGCGGGATTTTTATAATGGTAATACGCCATCCTTCCAAGTTGGAGTCATCAGTTCGATTCTGATATCCCGCACCAATCTAATAAATATAATAATGAAGCACAGAGATCAAATTTTACTTAGTGAAGCATACAGTAAAATTATAGAAAACATGCATGGTGATAACTGGCAAGAGACTAGCTGGGAAGATACAACAAGTGACGGTAAATTAGTTAAAGTCACTATTAGTGATTTGTTTGCTTTTTCTAAGGATATGCCTATATCAGAAATAAATGTTGATAGTCTCAAGCCTTTAGCTCTTCACCAAACTAAAACTGATCCCGAAACATTAGTTAATATTCAAAAAGCTAATCTTGACTATCCAATTTTAATTTTAAATAAAAACAACGGAAAGCAGTCAATTTTAGATGGGCATCACAGACTTCAAAAAGCAATTACAAATAAAATAACTAAAATAAAAGCTAAAGTTTTAAATATTTCTGACATGCCAGAAGATTGGCAGTGGCTGTTTTCATAAAACAGTTAATAATTTTCAATGGGGTGAAGCTTAGCGGCTCGCTGGGATCGTTCCCCAGACTGCCCACCATTCTTTATTGTTAAAGCATCTTTGGTTTGATGCTGTCCATCGCAAAACGGACTATGACAATACACCGAACGCTGATCACGTTCAAGTGTGTAATGTAAAATGCGCTTAAAGGCGCGTGAGGTGGTTCAATTCCACAAACAATAAACATTTTTGCAATGGAACTCGGTGAGTTGGGTATATGATAATTTTTTTCATATGCTAAATGCTTGAAATTCCGTGTGAGTTAATATCCATACATTGTAGATACCAAAAAGCCATACGAAGGTTACGGGCTTCCTTCCCCTGCCACATTGGGGTCAAATGGCTAGTGCCAGTCCTGCATAACTCATGAGAGGGTAATCCTCTATGGACAAATATTTAACATCGGCGTGGAAAGTAGACACGCAGGAAGAATGTTGTTGAAGAAAACAAGTAAGGCGATGCACCTAGAAAAAACTTGTGAGTATAATATACAACTGACCGAAGAGAAGAGCCGTGCATGGCGAGTAAACAGAATGCAAACCGATTTTGAATTAAATCGAGAGGCATGTCCTGTTGATGAGACATACTTCATTTCTAATCAGAGTAACGCCTGATATGTTAAATTCATTTTCAATGGCTAGAGGGGATCTGGCAAGTTACTAGTATAACAGGATGCAATTCCTGAGATTCCACAAACACTCTAGCCACCTTTTTTATCTGTCGAGAATATCTACACACAGCTGTGAAGACCTATGCTGGGAATCCGTCTGAGGTGCTGCACTTACGGCACTACAAAGTGGCCCATCCGTGAACCAGCGAAGATGCTGCCTATGCGCGAGGGGCATAGGCGTTAAGGTCTGACAGATAAACTAATTTTTCCACTTGCAAAGTAGCAAAACTATATTACAATAACATTATGAAAACAACATACCCTTACATAAAATTTTATCTCAAAAGAACAGTTGATGATCTTAAATATGGCTTTTCGCGTGAAACGATTGGAGTATATTCTTCTGAACAAGAAGCTGAGGTTTCTTCTAACATTGAAAAAGATCCAAGGTTTTACAGGTGGATTGATCCACTTGATCACGGATTAGAAATTATTCAATAAACATTTTTGCGGTCATTGAGGGATATTCGTCACTAAGACGTTTGTGCAAGGTAGTCAACATAAAACGCACGATTCAGAAATGGGTTAATGCAGTTGATAGAAATCGAGTCTTTCGAGGCGATTTTCGGTTGGGAACACATTGCACGATATAGCGACCTGAGCCGCAAAACCATTTCCAATTGCCTGACTGTCAGCGGCTATACCTGATAAAGTAGTGCGCAGCAGGTCAGGAATTGGTCAACTTTACGAGAGGGATCATACGGAGATCGCTAGGCCCATAGTCTAGAGAGGAGGTTAAATTCCTCCCCCTCGTAATTCGTATTCATACGCGATAAAGTATGACGTTGCTAGGAGCGGTTCCCTAGATAGTGCCAGTCCTGCATAACGCATTGAGAGTGCATACTCTATGGACAAACATTTTCTATCGCGGTTTTGATCGCCCGAAGTATTCAGAGAAAACAGACTGGAAAATGAGTGTAGCTACGCCGCGCGTGGTCAAACTCTCCAGCGAGTTAGTACTTGTAGAAAAGTGAAGAGGGATCAATGAAAAGTGAGAGTCTGCAAAATGACACCACACCTCTTCAGCGATAGATTAGCTTTTATAGTAGATATCTCAAACAAAGAGATTAAAATAATGTATAACTCCGACTTAGCTCAGCGGCAGAGCAGATGACTGTTGTAATGGCAGCTTAAAGTAGAAATACTTTTTGAAAAACCGATCAAATTCGGGGAACGCTTTAAAATGCCAATCCCGAGCGAAGCCTTGAAAGAGGAACGTGTAGAGACTTAACGGTCGGTGTCTTAACAGGTAATGCTGAAGATAATGAGAAAGTCCAGACCACAAACCGAAAGGGTAACTAAAGTTATAGTGGTAAGTAATCATCGGGTCCGTGGTTCGATCCCACGAGTCGGAGCCAATTTTTAATAACGCTGAAGTCGCATAGTGGTCGAGTGTACCAGATTTGTAATCTGGATTGGAAACATCACCGTGGGTTCGAATCCCACCTTCAGCTCCATATTTTCTAACGTTTCTTAAAAAACCAGTTGCATATTAAAACTTTAATGATATAATAACTTTATGAAAAATAAAACAACAAAGAAGAACAATAACATCAAAAGAAAAGGAATTCATGCCAAAACTAAAACATCTCGTTTAAAGAATTCAAAAAATTATAAGAAGAAATACGCCAAGCAAGGAAGGTGATTTTATCAAATAAAAATTAGCTTATAAAAAGCACATGTTTAAAATAAACAATCTCTATATTATTTTTTATATTTTTGTACTAAATAATATAGCATGATTGTATATATGGTTACTAATAAAATTAATGGAAAACGGTATGTAGGATATACTACAAAAACTTTAGAAGAAAGAAAGAAAGCGCATTTATGTAAAGCAAATTCACCTTCTAATAAACATTATTTTTATCTTTTTAAACAAGCAATACGTAAGTATGGTATTGATAACTTTGATTGGGAAGTTTTAGAAACTTGTAATTCAATTAAAGAGTGTTGCGATAAAGAAATTTATTATATAAATAAACACAATACTATTTCTCCTAATGGTTATAATCTAACAGAGGGTGGTAATGGTGGTATACCATCAGAAGAAACTAAATTAAAAATATCAAAATCTTTAAAAACATATTGGCATAATAATAAAAATTTAAATAACATGGTAAAAGCTACAACAGAAAATAGGAGTGATTGGGCTAAAAAAAGTTGGCAGATAAAAAAACAAAAAGGATATGTCACACCATCTTATACACACAAAGAAGATTCTAAAAATAAAATGAGTTTAACAAAAAACGAACGCAATAAAATTAAATGGTTTAATGTGTATACTTTAGAAACATTGGAATTATCTTTGACAGATATGTCTAAAAAAACAGGATTATCTATAGGTGTATTCAATCATTTAAAACAAGGAAGACAACTACAGACTAAATGTGGTTGGAAACTAGTAAAAAACTAGCTTATCATATTTTAAAATGATTAAGATCAACAAAGCATTAATTCCAAAGCAAGATTTTTATGTTGCTGTAAGTGGTGGTGTAGATTCAATTGCTTGTTTGCATTTGCTATCAAGACTATACAAAGATAAAGTATATGCTTGTCACTTTAATCATAACTTTCAACCAATCAATGCAAAGATGCAATCATCAGTTGAAAGATTCTGTGATCAACACAACATCAAATTAACAGTTGCTAAAAGACAAAGCGATGATACAATCAAAAGCAACATTGAAGATGTTCTCAGAAAACAAAGACTTAAATTCTTTTCCAGTTTAAACAAAGATATAATCTTATGCCATCACTTAAACGATGCAGTTGAGTCATACTTGATGAACACACTAAAAGGTTGTCCAGAATATATTCCTATTCCAATCATCACAAAGTTCCATGATAACAACTTCAACATAATTCGTCCCTTTCTGAAAACTAAGAAGAAAGACATAGAATCATATGTAATCAATAACAATCTATATGATTTTGTTGTTGAAGATCCTACGAATAATGATAATAAATACAGAAGAAATCTTATCAGAAATTCAATTCTTCCAAGTCTTGATAAATTTGGTTTGGAAAAGGTTGTTCTCAAAAAATTCTATTGCATTAGTTAAAAACTAGAATATAATGATGGCACGATGTTGACCTACAGCAAACGAATCAAAGATCCAAACAATAAAACATATATCAATGTTTCAAAGAATAACCAATCACATGGTCAGATTTGGACTTGGAAAAATACCAAAACAGATCAACACCCTTGGCATGGTAAAAAATTAAATGGAGAACATTTTTCTAGTTATGGAGACGGTGACAAATCTAAAGGATTGCATGATGTAATTGATTGGATGAATAGTTAATAACAACGGCTCAGTGGTGAAATTGGTAAACACTGGAGACTTAAAATCTCCCGCAGCAATGCTTGTCGGTTCAAGTCCGACCTGAGCTACCATCTATAATTTAAAATAAAAAATACTTTACTAATAAAAAACTAAGATATAATCAAAGCAAGACCTGAGCATGTCTTTAAAAGGTTCAATGCGGGAGTGACCGGAATTGGTTAACGGCCCCGATTCATAATCGGGTATGGATATGAAAGTCCTTTGTGGGTTCGAGTCCCTCCTCCCGTACCATCTTATATCAAGATGAAACTCACGAAGAATAAAACAAATAACATTATGCTTGGTAAAGCCATCGACAACAAGAAAGAATACCGCCAACCATATCGCGGAAGCAAGAGGTTTGATCGCTCATGCCGCAATCATGGCAGTTGTTCCTATTGCCAAGAAGGTCGCACCCACTTTGATAAGAAGGCTCGGCTACGTGTTGAAGGACAAGAAAACGAATGGTTTGGTTACTGGAACCTTCCAGATCCTCATGATGCAAGCAGCGATGCATATGATACTCGTCTAACAGAGATTGGTATTGATCCTTGGGATTTTGAGACACGTAGAGAATTAGATGTATGAATTAATATATGGACAAATAAGATAATACTTATTAGTATAGACATGTAGAGATAATTTTTGGAGCTGTATCGGAACTGACTTTAACTTCGAAAACTTCTAATAGAAGAACATCTTCAGCGATAGAAACTCTTTCCTTGCCATCATTAAAAACTATGATATAATGATGGCAAGTCAATGCTTTAACTATTACTAGGTAGCGATCATGCCTGATAAGTGATTATGCGCCTAGAATAGTTGATTGACAAATAGAAAAGATAGATTAAAATATCTATAAGTCGTTAATAATAATGGTCGTGTAGCTCAGTGGATTAGAGCAAGGGATTTCTACTCCCTAGGTCGGGGATTCGAATTCCTCCACGATCACCAATTTTCCTGTGAATAATAATATGAAAATAAAAATCGTTGTTAAGAAACTTGTCGGTTACAATAGTTTTAAAACCATCGCTGCATTAAAAGGATTTTGGAATGATGCAAAACAAGAAGCGACTGTTCCAGAAGGCTATACAGTAGAAACCGATGGTGTGTTGTGGTCAATCAGACTTAATGATCAACAAGATCAAGGTTAGAGTAATAAAAAACTAGTATATTATATAGGAAGAAGATATTGACAGGCTTGTGTTTGTTGCTATCTTGAAATAGTCAAAGGTTGGAAATCTTAAAATAAACAACAATCAAACATTAAAAATATGGAAACAAACATTAAAAATATGGGCAAGCTTCAAAGAGAAGCGTTTGCATTTATCAGCAAGATTGATGGGTGGTATTCTTTTGATAAGAAAGCTAAACGTATCATCATTGCTCTTGAAAAGCGAAACCTTGTTGATGTTGACATTCAAACAAATCAATATAGACTTCGATAATATAAAAATGTATGACATGAGCAGGTCATTAAAAGGCTCGATGATAAGAAAACACTGATATAGAATAAGATATGTCTACAAATAGTACAATTACATTAAGCGTTTCTGATGGTTATGATTCAATCTACTGCCACTGGGATGGACATCCTAAGCATGTAGGTAAAATGCTTTTCGATCATTACGATACAGAAAAGAAGGTTAAAGAGTTGATTGCTTTAGGTTCTATTAGTTCACTTGATAAGCATATCAAACCTGAAGAGGGTGTGAGTCATACCTTTGATAAGCCTGTTGATGGTGTCACAATTGCTTATCATCGTGACCGAGGTGAAGGTAGTGTGCCGAGTATCATGCGCCATGATGCACTGTATCAAGTGTATGAAGAAGGGGAAGAGTATAACTATATGTTTGAAAATGATGAGTGGTATCTTGTAACGAAGAAAGATGGTGAGATTAAACTGACCCTTTTATCTGATCTTATGCTAGCTGTGAATTGAAAAGTAAAATGCAATAAAATTATGAATAAAGTAATAAGTATATCAGAAATTCTCACTAATTATGAAAAAACTCTTGATCCTTCTAAGAAGGTTGAAGTAGTGGTTGATAATCGTCGTATTGATTTTGCTTCAGATAATATGACAACAGAAGAAGTACAAAAACAAATTGATTCTTTGACTACATTTTTACAATCCAAAGAAGGTCAGACGTTAATTCCTAAAATAAAAAACTAGAATACAATAAACACATGCAAGAACAATACATTCACATTGACAAAAACAATAACAAGTTTTACTACAAAGACCGAGAGATGACTATTTTTCATCGTTTTAATGGACCAGCTGTTGAACATGCTGATGGATACAAAGAATGGTGGGTCAATGGTAAACGTCTGTCAGAAGGAGCCTTTGACACAGTGTATATGGATACAAAGAATGGTGGGTCAATGGTAAACGTCTGTCAGAAGGAGCCTTTGACACTCTTACCAAGCCAATTGAGTTGACGCTTGAAGACATTGCTGCTAAGTACGGTGTTGATGTAAGCAAAGTAAAGATCAAAAAGTAAAAAATAGAATACAATAAATTATGAATAAATTTATGCCATATATTCCAACCTTCGTCGAAATGGACGAAGAACCAGATCCATTTTTATTTGAAACACAAGAAGAATTAGTCGATCATCCATACATTAAAAAGTTCTGTGAAGATATGGGAAGTTCCCATATCTTTTATAGATTAGAAATAATGGTTCCTAATATCTTAATGGCTGTTTACGATGAAGGATCTTTTTGGTTAGTTATCGGAAGGTTAAAAAGTATTGATGGAATTGATCTTCCTAAATTGATACTCACCAGCACTAAGACCGTGAGCGCGGGAACACTCTTATAATAATAGTGTGCAAGAACAATAATAATAAGATATGAAACCGAATTTCATTTGGGAGAAAAAAAAATCGCTAGACAGTAATATCTGTAATGAAGTAATTCAAAGATTTGAAGATGATAACAGGAAAAAAGCAGGCAGCTTTAATATCGGAGATGTAAATCCTAATATCAAAGACTCTACCGATTTGTTTATTACAGATCTTAAAGATTGGAATGATATAGATGAAAAATTCAATGAGTCATTGCAAGTAGGTTTATCTGAATATATTGATTACTTGTATAAAATTAATCCGAAACTTACACCTTTTGTAACAAGAGGTGTAATTGATTCGGGTTTTCAGATACAGAAAACAGTTGCAAATAGTGTGGGATATGTTTGGCATGACGATGATAACATTGTGCAAGGTATAATTAATCAGTCACCTTTAAGGCGATTAACCTTTATATGGTATCTCAATGATGTCAGTGAAGGAGGAGAGACAGAGTTTGTTACAGGAGAAAAAATAACACCAGAAGTAGGTAAACTTATATTTTTTCCACCATTATGGACATTCTTACATAGAGGTATTCCACCGAAAAGTAATACAAAATATATATGCACTGGATGGGTGTGTTGTAAAACGAGACCATAATAGATACATCAACTATTAATAAAAAACTAATTCAAATACAAATTATAAAGACAAATGTAACTTTATGATATTACAATTAAACCCAACAATACCAGTAACAACACCCAAAGGAAAAGGATATGCACATCTGGTAATTGATTATTCCCAAGAACATGACTTATACTGGGTTTGTTTTATAAACGATACAAAAGAGTGTTGGACTTTTCCAAATTCTAAAATAAAAATAAACGATAATATATCAGTTCATTGACATTGGTATCAATACAATAATGTCACTATTATAACTTTGTAAATATCACAACTTTGTTTATCTGATATAAAGATGTAAATTTGATATAACGCATAATGGGTAGTGAATAAGCATACACACAATAACAACAACACACACATGAAACAATCAAACAATAACCAAAAGCAACATCTAAAAGCCTGTTGCATCGCAGTGGATATCATCTTAAAACAATACAGAAATGGGGAATACGATCAACTCATAAACGAAATGAGAATCAAAAACAAACAAAAATAGCGTATAAATGGTGTAAAAGTAGCGTATAAATACACCAAAATATACTAAAACAATATCAAAATACGCATAAAATGTATCGAAATACACACAGATACACACAAGCACACACAGATACACGCACGATATATATCAACAAAATACGCCAGATAAACACAATATAATATATATCCAACGATCTGTATCCAAAAAAACAAAATCATTGATAATCAATGAGTTACGGAATAAGACATGTAGCGTAGCGTAACTAATAATGATATAGCAAATTTTATCATTGATAAAAACAATAATAATTAAAAAAAAGAAAAAAGATAAACAAATAGTAGAAAGGATAAAGAGACTAATAAAAAACTAGATTATAATCATAAGATATAAAAAAGATAGCAATCATCAATAAAAAACTAGATTATATTGATGTTGTTATGAAAAAGATAAAAAATATCACATTTGATTATTCTTTATTAGCATTAAGAAGATTGATACGGCATAAGATAGCACCGCCTACTACTTTCTTTGTTGATAGAAAAAAGAAGTATAAAAAAGATGCTTGCCGTATTCGTGAATATGCCGAGATGTAATCAATAAAAAACTAGATTATATTGATGTCGCTATGAAACTACTAACTACCGCGAATACAAAAATCAAGAAGGGTGAATCACTAGGATATTATTCAAGTGGAATTCATTTAGCACCAGCAAAATTGAGTGGGTTTAATACCTGCCAATACGCATCAATAGGTTGTGCTGCTGCTTGTCTTAATACCGCTGGCATGGGTATTTATTCAACTGTTCAACTTGCTCGTATCAATAAAACCAAGTTCTTTTTCAATGATAAGCAAGATTTCCTGCTTAAATTGTATAAAGAGATTGAATCTGCTGTTAAAAAAGCAAAGAAAAATAATATGATTCCTTGCTTTAGATTCAATCTTACAAGTGATATTCCTTGGGAAAATGTATTGCTTCAAGGTGAGAATATGATGCAATACTTTCCTGATGTTATGTTTTATGATTATACCAAGAATGTCAAGCGTATGATTGACTTTATCAATGGTAAATTTCCCGAGAATTATCATCTTACTTTCTCTCGTAGTGAAAGCAATGCCGCGCATACTGATCTCATT